GCTGGTGCCCATAGAAACTTGTGCGTTTGTGGAAACTGATGGCGAGATAAACGACTCGTCTTCACGTGGCGCCGGCGGCTTTGGCTCGACAGGAGATTCCTGATGGGTTCCTTAAAAAGAAAAATGCGCCGCAAAAAGCTCAAACAAGCGAAAAAGGAGCTTCAAAAGAAAGTTGCCATGTTTGGGGAATTGGGGGACGAATGTTTGGTCTGCACCAAACCGTTCAATAAAAAATCCAAACAGATGGTGCAAGAGTGGTTTGTGGCTGTACGCCCAGAAGAAAACAAAGTAAATCTCTATTGTCCCCAATGTTGGAGCAACGCCTTGGACATTATTGATGACTTCAAAAAACATATGGAGATGAAAAATGATAATTGAATATGTCAAGGTGCGTCACGATGTAGTTGACCCTACCCGAGGCAACCCCGCAGATGCTGGATTGGATGTGTATTATTGTCCACCTGACCACACCCTCGTTTATCTCCAGCCAGGTGGCAACGCACTCCTTCCCACAGGCTTGCGATTTGGAGTTCCACATGGTTATATGTTGCAAGTAATGAATCGTTCTTCTGTAGCCGCCAAAAGAAATCTTATTGTGGGGGCTCATGTGGTAGATTCAGGATATGATGGCGAAGTTTTTGTTGATATGCATAATATTGGGACAGAAGAAGAAGTTATCACGCCTCAGACCAAGATAGCACAAATAGTGCTTATCCCAATAGTTGCCTTTCGAGCCCAAAAAGCCGGTGGTGATGATTTATACAATACCTATCCTATCTCGTTGTCAGACCGGGGGAACAAATCACTTGGCTCGACAGACCAAGGGACGTACCCTAATTTAAGTTTATTCGAACCTATCGACTATGGAGCGCTACCTGAAGAAGATGAGCGTGATGAAGATACCACCGATGAAGAAGATGAGTGGGATGACGACGACGACTGGGACGATGATGAAGACTGGGATGAAGATGAAGAAGATTAATATGCCCTTAGCCGGTCATGACATGGGCTTTGGAGATGTAAACGAAGAAAAAGTTGACCATCCATCCCATTACAACACAGGCGAGATGGAAGTTATTGACGTGATTGACGGTCTTGGGCACGCCGAGGGCTTTTGTATTGGGAACATAATCAAATATGTATCACGATACAAGCACAAGAATGGTGTTCAAGATTTGGAAAAAGCGAAATGGTATATCGATTATTTGATAAAGAAGGTTAAATGAAAAATAAACATCAACATAACGAAGACGGCACAACCTTTGTCTTCATTGAAAGTAAGAGTAAACACTTTCCAGGCAAACACGCAATCATCATAGACACAGAAGATTGGGATAAGGTCAAGGAGCATAAGTGGCGGGTACATCCGACCGGCAGCAGATACCCTTATGCCGCAACCAACATTCCCCATCCAGACGGAGGATGGTATTATTACACTGGAAGAAACGGGAAATCCAGCAAGACAAGACGGAGAACCATCCGTCAACTCCATCAACTTGTGATGGGCAAGCCTCAAGGGGGGATGGTTGTTGACCACATAAACCACAATGGACTAGACAACAGAAAAGAAAATTTAAGGTTCGTAACCCTCGCCCAGAATCAACAAAACCGCCGGAGCGGAAGAAACTCCTCCTCACAATACAAAGGGGTTTCCCGGCGGAAGGCTGATAACAAGTGGCAAGCAAGGATCGACCACGAAGGAAAACAAACTCACCTCGGCAGGTACGACTGTGAGCATCAAGCTGCCCTAGCTTATAATAAAAAAGCTTTAGAACTATGGGGAGAGTATGCCCACTTAAACGAAGTAGAGATACAATGATTAGCGTCATGAAGCCCGCAAGCTGGGCAAGAGAGAATATAATGAAAGAAGCAGTATCGTTTGATGATGTTCTTCTCGTGCCTCAATACAGCGACATTGAAAGTCGCTCCGAGGTAAACATTAACAGCGACCTTGACGACAACATCACCCTGCACCTACCTGTCATTTCCAGCCCGATGGACACCATCACAGAGCTTACGATGGCAAAAGAAATGAGCAGGGCAGGCGGCTTAGGCATAATCCACCGCTACAACACCATCCAAGAACAAGCGACGATGGTCCACGAAGCGGTATTAGACTTGGTAGACCACCCAGCCGCCACCATTGGTGTTACAGGAGATTACCTTAAAAGAGCCAAGGCTTTGGTCACGTCCGGAGCAGAAATCCTTTGTATTGATGTTGCCCACGGTCATCACGCGATGATGAAGAAGGCTCTCGAAGAACTAAAAGCAGAATTTGGGCATACCGTCCACATTATGGCTGGTAACGTGGGAACCCTTGAAGGTCTCAACGCCCTAGCCGAATGGGGTGCTGATTCTGTTCGGTGCGGCATTGGCGGCGGTTCTATCTGCTCCACACGCCTTGTCACAGGACACGGAGTACCCACCCTTCAAAACATTATTGATTGCGCCCGCAGTCATCACGACGTAAAGATTATTGCCGATGGAGGCATCAAGAAAAGCGGGGACATTGTAAAAGCCCTCGCCGCAGGTGCAGATTTTGTCATGGTTGGTTCTATGTTCGCTGGAACAACGGAAACTCCTGGTCAAGTGTTCACGAGCCAATCAGGAAAAAAATATAAAGTATATAGAGGTATGGCTTCCAAGGACGCCCAGACCGGTTGGCGCGGGAAGTCTTCAACACCAGAAGGCATTTCCACCACAGTCCCTTTTAGGGGATCAGTCAAGCACGTCCTGCGGGACATCACAGGCGGCATCAAGAGCGGCTTATCCTACACAGGAGCAAGGAACTTGCTTGAACTGCGAACAAAAGCGCAGTTTATCAAGCAAACTAACGCAGGGCAAGCAGAAAGCTTCACTCACATCCTTATGAGGAACAAATAGTGGGAAGAGCAAAGTATCCACCACCTCCATCCGAGAACGAAAGAAAGAAGTTTATGTTCTACGATACGGAGAAGAATCAAATTGACCTCCGCATCAGACTTCAATACGATGGTATGAACCAATCTAACTTCTTTCGGGCTATGATCGCCGGATACTTGGCGAAAGATCGTCATATTATGGCGTATATCGGCGAATATAAAGAGAAGTACGTCATTCACAATAAAAAGAAACGCAAAGAAACAGAAAAGTTATTAGAGAAGGGCAGAGAACTTGAACAAGACTTTGCCTTAAACGACGACGATATAGAAAACATATTTGATATTTTAGAAAAGGAGCATCCAGAATTATGAAAAAGAAATGTTTTGATATGTGTATAAACAACGACGTTAGTTGCCCTGTAAATGATTGTCGCTATTGGATAAATTATGAGGAAGACTTAAATTGTTCTATTATCTGCGCCAACCAGCGTGGACCTCTTTCACTACGTGAGGTGTCGGATCGCTTGGGGGTGAGTTTCGTTAGAGTCAAACAAGTTCAAGATTTGACTGTTGCGAAATTTACTAAACGCTTAGCTGCTCAAGGGGTGAAAGAAGAAGACGTTGTAACAGCCCTCGCCGCTTTAAGAACGGGCGAGGAAGACTACTCTATCATGGAATAAAAAATGCTTTTCTCAATATTCCAGACTATTTAATAGAGATAAGTTCTGTTTTTACCTCAAGGAGCCAAGAGAAATGAGCGACAAAAATATATTAAAAGAAGCTACCATCCGAAAGATGATGAAACTAGCTAACATTCCTGCTTTGTCAGAAAAGTTTATTCAAGAGAATTATTACGATTATTCTACTGTGAGCGAACAGGAAGATGAAATAGAGATGGAAGATGAAGTCGTACTCGACGCCCCCGTCGATGATATAGGAATCGACGCCGAAGTTGAAGAGCCTGCTATGGAAGTCGATGTAGCTGAAGAGTTAGTTAAAGACTTGATGGACGTTATTGGTGATCATTTCCCAGAGGTGGAAATTAACGTGGAAGCAGGCGACGAAGAAGAGGTAGAAGCCGATGTTGAACTGGAAGAGCCAATGCCAGAGGAACCACTCCCAGAAGAGCCTCTCGAAGGTGGTGAAGAAGAACTTGAAATAGGTGCCGAAGTTGAAGAAGAAGAGCCTGTGATGGAAAGGGATCTTGAAGAGGCATTCGCCGATGTAGGGGATACAGGTGAAGAGACGAGCAGCGCAGCTATTGAAGACGAGGACAAAGTACAATCAGATAAAGCTTTCATGGAAGAAGAAATTGTTGAAGAGGAAGATGATGCGCACAATGCTCTCATCGACGCCATCGCAGCCAAAGTAGCTGAACGACTTTTAGCGGAAGCAAAAAAAACAAGCAAATAATAAAAAATTGTTTGTCAAGAAAAAGAAAGCCAGGAAATTCTCCTGGCTTTCTTTTTATAAGTTGGTGTTTATAATATAGTTATAAGTTTACGGAGGAACTATGGATTTTTGGACAGCTTTGTTTTTATTTTTTGCTGGAGTGTTGGCACAACGTCTAGGGAGTTATTTGTTTTTGCGTGCCAAAAGAATTGTTTTCTTTAATGACACGGCGTTCGCAGGCTTGAGAATCTTTAAATTTGTTAATGACGCAGCCGAAGAATTAAACAAACTTAAATATAAACAAATGGAAGCGGGCGGTGCATTGCCCGAGAAAATTGAAAAAGCACAAGATGAAGATGAAAAAATGTTGGTGTTGTGGCGAACCATCGCCGTAAGTGGCATTAAACACATGCTCCCTCCTCGATTACAGCCTTTGTTAAGATTTAATACCTGGGAAGAAGCCATGAGACTACTTATTATTAGAGATACTCAGAAAGGAAAGTAAATTATGTCACTTACTAACCCCTCGGAAAAAAAGAAAAAAACTAAAAAAAAGCCCGAGTCTCCTTCAACAGAGGACGCCCCACCTTCCTCGAACGCGGACTTCCCTATTGTGTTTAACATGGGCAGTCCAGATGGGGAACCAAAGGAAAAAATAAGAACTATTGGATTATATGGGACAATCAAGGAAGAGGTGTGTGCTGAACTGGTTTATGCTTTAATTGTTTTGGACAAAACGGGCAAGAGTATTGAATTAGCCGACCCGGAAGACCCCGAGTCTCAAGAAATAGTCTCCTATGAACCAATCGAATTCATTATTTCTTCTTACGGAGGATCAGCTGCTGATATGTTTGCGGTCTATGACATCATGAGAGATGTTCGTGACCGATGTGAGATACACACACAAGGTCTGGGGAAAGTGATGTCAGCGGCTGTCTTGCTGCTCTCCGCCGGTACGAAAGGCAAACGCAGAATCGGACGACACTGTAGGGTTATGATTCATGGCGTCATCTCCGGACAACATGGACATCTCTCGGATCTAGAAAATGAGATGTGCGCGGCAAAATGGACTCAGCAGCAGTATATCCGTGCGCTTGCTAAAGAAACTAATATGGCACAAAAATATATTAAAAAACTAATAGATAAAAAAATGAACGTATATTTAACTGCACAAGACGCTGTTGATCTGGGCATTGCTGATATTATTGTATGAGGTGTATGATGAGCTGGTATAAACGAAACTATAACAAACGATCTGCGAAAAAACATGGATGGGATCCTTCTTGGTTTGGAGCTAACGACTTCGACAACGACCTCATCGCAAAAATAAGAAATTTTCAAGCTACCAGCGAATTGGAAGTTGATGGAATGTGCGGTCCTGCGACTTATCGCCGCATTTATACTTCGCGTCAGATGCTACAAATACCTGACGAGGAGGTAGATGCTGTTGAAAGTACTAAATTTATTTATTGTGATGGATTCAAACAGCGCATTAGATGGGATAAGGTGGAGACATCTTGGATAAAAGAGGGATGTTATACCAAGTATAAGAGACAGCGCAGCCCTACAATGATTGTAACGCATTGGGATGCCGCTCTTTCAGCAGCTTCGTGTAAACGAATACTTGAAAAAAGAAAAATCTCAACTCACTTTGCTATCGATAACGACGGCACCATTCTTCAGTTCGTAGACACCAACCATGCTGCATGGCACGCTGGTATCCGTTCGGTTAATCACGCTTCTATTGGCATTGACTTTTCTAATGCCGTTTATACCAAGTATAATCTTACCTATCAACGCAGAGGTCACGGATTGCGCCCAGTCATTGAGAACTGTCGCGTACACGGGCGCAAGATTAAGCCCTTCCTTGGGTATTACCCCATGCAGTTGGAGGCGTATAAGGCACTATTACGTGCCCTTCATGAGTATTATCAGATAGAGTTAAAGTGCCCTCTTGATGACAACGGAAAACTGCTCACCACAGTAGACCCTTTAGCCCGGAAAGCAAAATTCAAGGGCGTCGTAAACCATTATAATTTAACTAAAAAGAAGTGGGACACTTCTGGTTTAGAACTTGATAAAATTTTGAAGGAAATAACTTGAAATTTTTTAAAATGTGTTTATAATATAGAGTAGCGCAAAAGAGGATTTAATGACTAAACACTATCAGTCCGGTAGAGGACTCAATGAGAAAATTTTGGCTGGGGTTAATAAACTGACAGACAATGTCGCCAGTACTTTAGGACCCAAAGGAAGGAATGTTATTCTATACCGGAAGGGCGGAAGCCCCGTGGTAACCAAAGACGGGGTAACTGTTGCGAAGTTTATTGAGCTTGAGGACCCGTTTGAGAACGTGGGAGCCCAAATTATTAAACAAGCCGCACAGAATACCAACACAAATGCTGGAGACGGGACGACCACCTCCACTGTGCTAGCACGAGAGATTCTTGTGCAGGCTCAGAAATATTTAGCTACCGGGGTATCACCCGTCGAGCTTAAACGAGGTATGGACAAAGCAGTGACCGAGATTGTTAAAAATCTTGATGAGCTGTCCATCCCCGTCTCCAGCCTTCAAGATATTAAGCACATTGCGACCATTTCGGCGAAT